TCTTCCTGCAACGCCTTTGATACCAACGCACAAGTTATCCGCTTCGCTGTAAGGATTCTTTGTTCCCTGATAATTAGACCACAAGAATAAATCAACAGAACCTGCGTCAATTGTTACCCTGTCAGCTTTATTAGTAATAAAATCAGGACTGTTATTACATACCTTTTTAAGCGTTTCAAATACATTCGATTTAAATGCCGTTAAACACATGGCAGGTCTGTTTGTTTTCGTGACCCGATGATAAGATTTTTGTATTAAATTCCAATAAAAAAACGTATTCTGTCCGACTAAATCAGACGATTCTAAATGCTTTAAGGACACCGCAAAATAATCTTCGCGATACCAGTCATCATCTTCAACAATAACCACCGTGTCGGTTTTAACGTGTTTTAAGGCCTCTAACATATTAAGCCTTAACGTGTGTATAGGATCTGTTTTAAGTCGCTTCCTGCGGTAATATTCAAAGCCTGATCGTTCTTTTTTGGGTAACACCCTCTTGCCATCATCAACAACAATCCATTGTTCGGGTTGTACTGTCTGTCTTGCCATGTATCGTTTACACAGCTTGAAAGCTTCCGGCCTGTCGCCCGTTAAAGTAATGACTGTAAAGGGCAGTTTTATTCCTTCTGGTTTTACGAATTCAGTCTCAATTCCTTTAATGTGCAGGGGTATTTGGATTTTCTGGCCCTTTAGATGCTCAAGTCTTTCGGGTATAGAATGAAGTTCGCCAAGTCTGCCATCTTCGGGGTAGTCGTTAATGTTGTCAGTATAAGAGTCAAAACACATAAATATAATCTTATTACATCCTGCAAATTTAACGAATTCAATCGCCGCAATCACAGAGCAACAATTCCCAGACAGAACAGAAACACCGTTATTTTTTAAACCGTAATCTTTTTTTAAATCAAATATATATTTCTTTGGGTGATCTGAAAACCAGTCTTTGCTTCCCTTTTTGTGCAGTAACAACGGTGCTGATTCAGGTTTAACCATACATTCGGGTTTACCGTCTTTCTGCTGTGAAATAACATTAAAGGAAGAGGTCAGGTCAAGAGATTCGGCTATAATAATAGCTTCGTTAAGGGGTACTATTAACCCGCCCTCGTCGCTGAAATCTTCTTTTGATAAGTATTTAAGTGACGGCCCTTTTCCTATGATATAAGCCGTCTGACCCTCAAACTTCCCTTTAAGTTCTTGAACAGATTCTGTTACACCTTCTTTAATCGGATTGTCACCTTTAATTATATCAGTGTAAAATTTAAGGGCTGTTCCGTCTTTAATTTCTTTTTCTGTCCACACCGCATAACAAAGCCGTGAAAAGTAACTTATCAGTTTTGCATCTGAACACATAATAGGGTTGTCAATATCAAGTGTTGTGTTTGCTATATTTGCCGCCATGTTTCCAGGTGAACAAAACACCGGGATGCCTTTTAACAATGCCTGATTTGCAGAGTTTGACGTGTGGCATATAACACAATAGGCCCCGGCTAATGCTTCATCAAGTGAACCCTCAATGTTCTCAACACCGTCAATTTTAAAGGGTATGCTTGGATGTGGTCTGAATACAATTTTTCGGTCTGTTTGTAGTTCCTTGATCTGTTTCGCAAGGTTACTATTGTCAACTGCTGATTGCCCTAAAACCAGGACGTATCCATCTTCTTTTCTTTCTTTTGTGAGTTTAAGATCGAATTTTTTCATCCTGTCTGAAGGGCATTCAAAATCAGGTATCCAGTAATGTTTCCCAAGGCTTATTGAGTGGGTGTCTTTTCCGACATAACCGTTCTCGAATACAAGAGACTTAATGTCAAAACGCGCATAAGTAGAAATAATTTCTTTCGCCTTTGCACCGGCACCGCCCCAAATAGCAATAAAGTCAACATCAACTCTCTCATTACTATTGAAAAAAGCAGGGTTCTGCCAAATGGGACTGTAACCTAAAGCCAAAATCCCATCGGCAAAACCGGTTAAAATGTTTCTATTAGGATTAGAATAAAGTCCTACTCTCAAGACAAGACTCCTCTAAGCTGTTTCGATTATTATTCCAGGTCCGTTTTTAATGCTTGTTGCTGACTGATCCCAATATGCTGTAGTTCCAAGGTACGCATCTGTCGGATTAATACCTGAAGCTTCAACATACTTAAAACCCTTAACAGATACGTTAAAGGCATACTCAACCCGGAAGCGATACATGATGTTCTCAAGATCATCTACCATTGTCATTGTCTGAGTTGTATCCTCTGACTGCTCTGCGGTTGCTGCGTTCTCAACCAGGCCAAGGGTGTAATAGCTATCAACACCGGAACTTACACCATCTGAATTAATGAGTGCGGAGTCATCAGTCACAACAACGTTTCTGTTGAGGCTGTATGTCTTACCCTCTTTAATAGAATAGCTTGCAACGTCATTGATTGTCTCTTCGATTCCATCGCCAACAAGATCATGCCAAGGTTTAGAGTGCATTACATAAGTCTTGATCTTGCTTGACGCATCACCGAAAAGAGTATTACCTGTGTTCAGAACGGCATAAGAAATATCAGCGGCTGTTCCAGGATAATGCGCAGTTGCGCCGATGCTTTCAATACAGGTCTGAACGCCAATAAGTGTTCTGTGCAGGTAACTCTTGATTATTTCCTGTCCTGCCTGTTGACCAAGAATATAAGACATCCGGTCAATAGTTTTTCCAATCTTTTTCCAGGCATCCAAAGTCTGTGCAACCGGGCCGACTCTTCGATTCAGCTTGACGCTTGTAACATCAACCTGTGTCATTTTAAGGTCCTCTACTGAAGCGATTGAGGTTATATCGCGCCTGGTATCAACGTCTGAAATCTCTGCAAAGATGCTGTCCGTTGCAAAGTTCCCCTCAAGTTTTCTTGCAATAAGTCGCAAGCAATTTGAGGATGCGCCGTTGAACGCGTTAATATTCTGTGAAACTACTTCAAATAATCCCATCTGAAAATATGGGTTGTTTACTGTGAAATCTGATCCCATTCCGCCTGCCATGATATATATCCTTTTTTAAGCTACTGTTCTTTGTTAATGCCCTGCCGCGATAAGTGTGTCCATTGCATCCTGTCCGTTCTTATCGAGGTAGGCTTTTTTGTCTTCAAATGTTGTCAAATCAGAATACTTCGTCACACCGGAGATATTACCACCGGCATCATTGTTTGTACTGCCGCCACCGCCTGACTGTGGGAAGTTCGGAGCAAATGCAGGAAGTAAAGACATTTCATCAAGAAGGTAATCAACGTCAAGAGGTAGATTAGTTTTCGGGTCTATCCTCTGGTTCCCGTTTACGTCCTTAACAATCGTGTTGAACTTGCCATTCTCGTCGAATGATGTTTCGACAAACGGCAAGATGTTGTTAAGCATAACTTCGGGCGGAACCTTCCTTTTTGCTAATGCTTCCAAAACTGCATTTTGTGTAATTGATCTTGTATATGAAGATTGAAGTTGAGCCACTTTTGTGGTCGCTTCCGTTACTTCGAGTTCCTTTGCTGTCATAATATCAGTTATTCTATCCTCATACTTTTTCACAACCGCTTCCATGTCATTACCGTCGATGTTCTTTTGGTGTTTCTGGTCGTCAATTTCTTTTACTCTTTTTTCAAGCTCTGCGATTGCTTCAGGGTTGAAATCCTTGAGCTTGATCTTGAGACTCTTCACTTCGTTTAACAATGATGTGTTTTTAGCTGATAAATCTTTAGTGCTGTTTTCAGCTTTCTGATCTGCTGCTGCAACTGCGTCTTGAATTGCTTTTTTAATTTCCGGTGCGTCCAAATTAAGTTCTGACATTTTATTATCCTTATTTTAGTATTTGTGTTTAAAAAACAAAAAACCCGAAAAGACATTACGTCTAATCGGGCTTTATAGAATCCTGTATAAGGGCTTGTAAAGAATCCGGTTTATTTTATGGGTGCTTTTTTAAAAAACTTCCAACTTCTGATACCCCCTTGTTTTATATCAATATCAACAGTTAAAATTAAGCTTTTATTATCTCTTAATATTTCATTTACTTTGTTTCTGATTTCATCGAGTATCTGAAATATTCTACTCATATATCTTTATATATAAAGGTTTTTATTGTTTTGTCAAGCTTTTTGTTACCATACATTAATAAGATTATGGTGTGTTGTATGACAACTATTTTTTAATTTCTTCAAATATTATTTTCTTTTCCTTAACCTGATAAACTTCTTCTATTGCTTGTTCACATTGAATGGCAAAAAAACACCCCTGATACCACTCCATTATTCCCCATTCTGCCTTATAGTATTCTTTAACCCAATAATAACCGTCTTCTCTCATTATTTATCCTTAAGTTTAGGCAATTCCGACAAAGGCTTTGCCCGTCCGGTCTGATCAACTAATCCTCTAAAAGACTTAACCTGACCATTTCGCCATAATTCAGCTTTAGTTTTACCAAGGACTTTGTTTTGTATTTTAACGGGTTGAGTTTTCAACCAATCTTCGTAATTTGTGTCTTGTGGAACTTTGCCGTCAAGAACGTTTCTGGCTTTACGGGTTTTCCCTGTGTTGTCAATGCCTAAAGCGTCTGCGTCTTTTAAAGTAGGACAACTTCGACTGCGGCACGAAAAATGTATAGAGCCGGGGCCTGACTCCCATGAGTAACTATGCCCTATTGGTTTATGACCGGGATTAGTATATAATTTATTATCTCTTGCAATACAAATATCAGAAGTTCTGCTGTCAAGAGTTGACACCCACTTAAGGTTAGATATAATGTCAGAATTTGCATCCCAAACGGCTTCCGCAGCACGATTAGAAACGGTTGATACTGTGGTTCTGACAAGTGTTCTTGCATGAGCTTCAAAGGCCTTAAATCCCACGTTACCGGCTGTGTTTGATGTAACTCTTTTCACTAACTCACCAATGCCCTCACCTCTTGCGATTCCTTCACGGACTGACCGCTTAAAATTAGCTTTGAGATCATTACCGATACTTGACCACCATTCTGTGTTTGTGTAGCCGTCAATATAGGTGTTATTAGCCATTTCTTTTAGAAGGGCAGGTGACACAGCCACCGTGTTGATTGCGGTCGCTATTTCAGCAGGTACGCTGTTAATAATGATACTTTCAGAGAAAGCACCCTCGTTTATTGCTAAGTTTTCCAGGCTTTTATTTGTGGAGCGTTTTATCTTTGCGGTTCCAGAATTAATAGTGGCATTAATCTGTTTTTGTAGTGCAATTAACCTTGCCTGTTTACCTCTTAAAGTCTTTGGGATTGTGGGGTCAAGTCTTATATCAACAAGGTCTTTTCTGACGTTGCTTTGGATATCTTTAATCATTTCAAGCACGGCTTGTTTTTCCTGCTCCTCAAAACGTGACAGGTCAACCGCTCTTGAATATACTGAGTCTAGGATTTTGTCATTCGCTGATTTAGCCATTATCTTCTTGCCTTTTTGTCTAAATAATCAAACCATGAATTTAAAAGTCTAAAATTCATATTAAAGAGATAACCTGATCCATACACATATTTTACCTTTTTTCTGACTTAAATGCAATCTTAATAGGGTCTGATATAGTAAAAAACATTAATAATAATTTCTTTACAGGTTATTGGTTAGGGCCATATGAATTTAATTTTATCAAGCGGAAAATCCACAACACTAAAGTTCTGATTGACATTAATCAGTTTCATTCTTCTTTATAGTCTTCTTTTTTCTTTTATTCGGTTTCAGTTTGTTCCACGTTTCACGAAATAAGAACTCGTAATAATATGCCAGAGCTTCGGAACCTTCACTGTCTACAATATCAACGCCAACCCTTATCAGAACATTTGTAGCACAATGTAATAATTCATGCGCCATAGTTGATTGACAACCTATTGTCCATTTGAATGTTTCGACCCATATAATATTATACACAAAACCGTTACTTGCGGTTATACAAAAATGTTCACCACATCTTCCCCCAACCTGTTTCCATTCTTTTATTTTGTATTTTTTAATGATGTAATCTTTAAATTCATCGTACGAACAGTTAATAATAATACTTATTTCAGCAAGATAAATAGGGTCTTTTATTTTGACTATTTTCATATTTTAATCACCACACCAAATCCATTCCCAATTCGATCATCAACATCCTGGTACTCAATAACGTTTAAGTCTATCGCCTTACACAACTCAAGGAATGATTCGGTATTCCACACACAATGGTGTCTGATTGACTTGTCTTTCGACTCTTCCGGTTCTTCGTGCCTGATTAGTAATTCTTTATAACAGGTGATATCACGGTCTTTATCAAAAGTTCTTTCCTTGTGGGGTACAATTAGCACCACGTATAACCTTGCGACCCGTTCCCATTCCTTTAAAGCCGCAATCGGATCATAAAAATGCTCAATAACGTGAGAACTTATAACAAAGTCGTATGATTTATCATCAAAGGGCAGGTCATCACCATTAGCGATAAAATCAACAGGCATCGGCTTAAATCCGTATTCAATAGACTTTTTTGACGATAATGAGTCTAGTTCTATATCTACGTTTACAGTATCAAGGCCGAAAGCGTTGTGACTTGCGCCCCCAATTTCAACGCCCTTCATGCCGTCTAAATACTTATGTGCAAGTGCTGATTCATTCATTAGCTTATCCTATAAAGTGTCCGTGTTCCCCTTATTTTATGCTGATATTTTATTAAAACATCGCCACCAACAATATCATCAATCTGTTTTTCTGTTAAGTTCCCGGACAATGCCGGGTTGATGATCTCAAAGAACAAAACGCCACCTTTAGCTTTCAGCATTTCAACATATTCTTTTAACTTGTCGTATGGTTCATCAATCCAATGATAAACGCTAAGCATAAAAATAAAGTCAAAATTGCCCTCAGGCATCTGATCTGACTTGATAAACTTCGCATCTGACAATTCAATGTGTTCGTTAATGGTCTTAAAAGGCCCTACATTCGATTGTAATTTGTCAATGGCTGTTACAGTAGCCCCTGATTGCGCTGCTTTGATTGCATAATAACCATAATGACAACCGAAATCTAATACGGTTTTATTTCTGTAATCTTCGCTTGCCATTAAATCCCATATCATTTTTGAGTCACAGCGCTTATACGTTTCATCGGCCCAATCGAACGTCTGGAACCAGTACTTGTCTTTTGCCCACTCGTTTACCTGGTTCTGGTTCCACTTATCAGAAATGGTTATTTTTAGCTCTTTTTCTTTGAAACTATCATCTAACATCTTTTTGAAATAAACTTCTATAATGTCTTTGGGCATTTTTGACCCTGACCATTTAAAAGCCCACCCGTATTCGTAATCTGTGTCAGTCTCAACCTTAACGTGATAAAAGCTATATATCTCATCAACAATATGTGGGGTATAAGATAATATATCAAGGTCTTTAATCTTAATATTAAAAGTTCCGTACATCTTACAGTTAAAATACTTATCAAGTAAGTTTATTCTTTTCTGATTTGTTTCAGCAAATTTATATGCCAGTCCGCAGCCGTTTACATAATTTCCAATCATAATTATCCCAAAAGAGTATATGGTTTTCTGTTGTCAAGTATTGCCTTGTGTCTTAAGCTTTCATTAAGGTGTGTGTGTGGCGTTCTGACACCCGATAAGTTATAAACGTATATAATGTCCTTAATAAATTTTACCCTGTCATATCCGGCCATTTCCAGGGCCGGATACATAACGGCAAGGTCACAACCAGAAGTAAAATATACACCGGAGTCATCTCTTAAATCTGAATCTTTGATATTCTTAAAGACTCTATACTTCATCGTTCTAAGAGCTGAGCCTTTCCAAATAGATGATCTTAAATTGCTAAACTCTTCGCGGGTGTATTTGCTGTTCGTGATAAAGTATAATTTCGGTTCTCGTGTGGGTAAGGTGTCGAATGATCCATGTGTGACAAGCGTTTCAGGGTGTTGATTATACGTGTCAACAACAACCTGTAGAGACTTATTATTAATCAGCCAGTCGTCGGCATCCATAAACACAATAATATCTTCGTCTGTGAGGTTGTGCATTGATATGGCTTGAATAATGTTAGCGGTTCCAAGCATCGTTTTTTTATTGTAATTTATTTTAATTCTCGTGTCGTCAATGTAAATTTTGTAATCAGCAGGGTCAAGAACAACAACCATTTCCCAATCTTTAAATGTCTGGTCAACAAAAGACTGTAGGCACTTATTAACAACATGCAAACACGGTTCACCGCCGACACAAACTATTTTAATCAATTTGACCCACCTTTTAAAATTGCAAGAACAAAAGCAATAAAAATAATATATGCGAGTGTTACATAAACATAGATCATCTCTTATCCCTAACCTTTCTGCTATACTGAAAGTGTTCTATAACCGGTGGTCCCTGACTTTTCATACCATCAAAAATCAGGGTGTAGCTTGCAGGCAAGTTATAAATGTTGTAGTCTCCGTGTTTTAAAGCTTCCACTAACCCGGTTTGTGGAGATAGAAGATCATCACCCAAAAGGCTATATTTAGCCCACTGCCTGACAAGTTCTTTTACTTTTTCACAATTCTTTAGATATGTTGTGCCGACAAGTAATTCTTTTCCGTCCCTGTAATGAACCGCTATATCACAATCAATGGTGTCAAATAATATGGGGTATTGCTGAACAACAGCATCGGCATCAAGATATAAAAGGTTTTCATTGGGGTATAAATCGAAAGCTTCCAATGTCAAAGGGTGCATTGACAGCAAAGTCTTTTTCCATGTTTCTTTTTTGGGGATAGCTTTTATGGTGTGTGGAATGTCAAAACGAATAAGCGAAGAAGTCAGTTTCTTAATGGCTTCGCCATATATTTCGTCATCTGTGTAAAAAGCTATTACTCTGTAAGGTTTCATTCTGGTTCTGCCTCGTTGAAGGCCGGCATATCCTGTTCAATTTGGTTCTGTTCGTCTTCTGCGGTAATACCTGGTCTTGTCTTTTCGCCCTGCTGTTTCAAGTAATAATAAGTTTCAAAAGACATCCCACCATTTACCCAATCATTCATTATTGCGGTGAGTTCTTCCGGTGGCATTTTAGAGTCTATAAAATCTCTTGACATTGAGAAGGCGCTTTCAGGATCAACATTAGTGCCTAAAAATAAGTTAGCGTATTCAATTACAAGTCTATAACCGGATTCAACAGCGTCTACAATCGAGCTTAATGTGGCCCCTTCTGCGCCCTGTTTTAATCGTGTTGTCTCTTCGGACTCAACACCTTTTTTTGGGTCTTGAAATAGCCTTGCGCCCAAATAAACCATCCAGTCTGTGAAGATGCTTATTGCTGTTACAATTTCAACCAATCCTTTGCCGTCAAATTCTACAAAATAAAACTTCGCACCTTCATTTACTGATACAAGAGCCGTTCCGCTTCCTAGCTTGATATTAGGCCCTTCTTCTGAATCCACACCCGTTGCCGCAAGAGTTGGAAGTGCTGTAAACTTTAGACCGTGTTTCCAATCGGCTATGGTCTGATATTGAGATATAGCAACAGCTACCATATCCTGAATTGGTGAAACTTCAACCTTGGTTGAAACTGCCTGTGGATTGATAACGATAAAAGGTATAAACCTTAAGGCTTTGTCTCTTGCCGTTGGAATTAGTATCTCTACAATTTCCCAATCTAGCTTGTCATCGTGGATTACTTCTTCCCAAAGCCTTACCGTATAGACACCATCAATCAGCATCAATTCACGGTACACAACAACAATAATGTCTTTTCCGTCTTCGTCAACACCGTCTCTTGATTCTTTCAGAACAACCTGAACCATATTACCGGCTTTGTCTTTTTTTATTTTCCTTATTTGGAACACATCGTATGTGGTGGTGATAACATTTAGTACTGAGGGCGGGTCTGTCTGAACGGGCATATCAACTAGAATTCCGGTTCGTCCGTATGTAATATCTTCTTTAATAGTTCCCTTCACTCTTTCGGTTGTAATCAGGTCAATCATTCTACCATTCAAGTTTATTTCAGGTTCTTTAAGTAGCGCTGAACCCGTTAAGCCGTTCACAGTCCTACCCACCGCACCCGGATAAAGACCCCTTGCAAGATAGGCGGCATATTCCGCGTCTGTTTGATCTGCTATGATCTTCGGCAAATACGTTTGCCCTCCTGCCTTTACTGCAATATCGCCTTTAACAAAATCCCTGTCAGCTTCCCAAGCTGTAAGGTTATCTTCATACTCTTGACTAACATCGGTAATTGCCATGATTGCTCCGCTTATTTAGGTTCTGGCTGTTGGTATAAAAAGTAAATCATATTTTTCATCTTCTTTTTTCATCATTTTTGTAATATGCAATTTCCCAAACATTTTAAGACAAACACGGTAGAATTTTGCAATCCATGTTTTCATTTTGTCTTCGATGAGGGTTTTTTTGAAAAGATCATTAACCGCGGGCATATATTTTATGGATAATAACTCCCGCATCATAAGGCTGAACAAAGCATCGTGTATAAATGCTGATCTCATAGCCTTGGGTGTGTCCGGCCCGCCTGTAACACCGTCTGATAAAAGTCCGGGTAGAATGTGTAACATTCCGGTTGTCATAAGCTGAATGTATTTTGTCTTGACGGCTTTCCTTGGTTTAATGCCGGTCTGTATGCTTAATTTCTGCCACAACCGATATTTATTAGGATCGTTTTTTGGTAGCACTTCATATATAATGCTTCCGTTTTCTAACCCTGAAAAGTTGTAACCGCATAATGGATTTTTAACGTTTATCATACTAACCCCCGTTGTTTTAATGTTTATTATATCATTTTTATGTCAAAAGTAAATAGTTTTATCCTAGTTCTTCAATACAAAGCTTAATTATTGCTCTTGCCTCAATTCGGTTATAGCCGTCAATACCGCCCTCAATAACACCGGCCCTAGCAAGAGTCCAGTATAAATCACTCTCCCAACAACTGTTCCCGAATGGCCTTTTACTATTAAAACACTCACCATCTCTAAAAAGTTTCTGTAAAAGAAGTATCAGATAACCTCTAATAGTGAGGGCTTCTTGGAGCTGGCTACTATCAATCTGAAGGTCAAGAATATCTTTTGTTTTCATTTTATTGTCCCCACTAATACTTTTCCGGTTAATGAATAATCTGTTCCCATGTGCGAAAACTTAACTGAACAATCAGAACTTGGTAATAAGGTTGCATTGTCCCATTTAAGGACAACAACTCCTGAGTCAATAATTGATACGTTATAGCGAACTGGTATTGGTTTTTGAGGTGGAACAGATTTATCACTTACAAAATCATAAAAACAAAAACAAAAACAAACAATTATTATTGCTATGACTATTACTAGATATTCTGATAAACGTTCTGCCATATTCATTTATTTATCACCGTTAATAACATGAGTAGCGTCATAAGTTATATTATGGTCAACCTTCTTTAGTCCGGGTTGTTCACGAATAACAACATCCTTTTCATCTTCCCATCTAACTGGCCTGATATTATCTACTGTTTCAATCCACGCACCCGCAAGGGGTGCGACTTGTTCTAAGGTACAAGGACCCCACTCCTCACATAAACAAAATTTACATATATATTTCATTTAGCACCCTAATAGTCTTTTTGTTATCTTCATTTTATTCCCCTTGACAGCAAAAAACCCCGCCGGTAGTGAGACATCCTTTTAAGGATTACCGGGGGGTTAAGTGCTGTCTGTGTTTTATTTTGCATTAATCTGTCTCACTAGATTTTTAAGTTATGCCTTATATATAGCATTTAAAATCACAATGTCAAGCGAAATTAACTGCTTTTACGACTGTCATTTTATTTGATTTACGATATAGTCGATAGCGAAGTTCGTCAAAAACGTGATCCTCTGAGTTTGTGTCTACGTCGTCCGGGTTTTTATCATCTCTAGGTAATGTTGGAACGGTCCGTATAAAACCGCTTGTGCAGTTGCTAAACACAAATAATCCAGGTGATTCAATGGGGTTTTCTAATGAAGCCGACAACCATGCTCTTACTTTTTCAAGTCCGGCTATCCTTGACCCAGGCCCCTTATCGGCTTTTGTCCATCTGCACCCTGAATTAGCGAAATCATTAGCCATACATTTACCGTCTATTACGTCAAAAATAGAAGAGTCAGCCGGTCCCGGTTTAATTTGTCCTATATTTTTACCATAAAAAGATTTCTTTATTTGGTTGTTTTCCATGTCAATTATCTTTTTGGCTATGGCTGTGTTTAGCATTCCAATGCCTTTATTGGGTGTTCCGTTCCAGCCGTACCATTCACAAATTCTAAAAAGAGTCTTTGCAGGGAATGTCCGGGTTGTTCCGTCTGCCATTTGAACCGGGCAGCCGTCGGATTCAGCCCACCATCCAACTGAAAAAGGTTTAGAGCTACCCCAATCGAAAGACCTGTCAATATACCAAGTTTTCGGTATAACAAAAGGTTCTATAACATGAACAGACCTTTTCCACACGTCGTCAACAGCGCCACCGGCTACAATATCCCAATCGCCATCAAGCCACGCTTTCACCAACCAATCTGGCCCTGAAGACTTTAGCCTTGATATATAACCAGGATCATGTTTTAAAAGGATCTTATTATCTTGCACTTTTGCTGGGATAAAAACACGTGTCAATACCCTGTCACCAATCTTTATTCTTTGAACAACATTAGGAGGCACGGGGTCAATATATCGCATCTTTAACCAGTTGTGACCACGCCCACCTGGATTTCCAGTTAAAACCTGTCTTGTAGGTATCCCGTGTGGTGATCTTAAACAAGCCCTTAATTTGTCTATTACTTCAGGAAAAGGCCACATTCCAGCTTCATCAAACCCCATCCATGTATACTCATGACCTTGATAATTATCAGCGTCTTTGTCTTTATCAAGATATCTAAATTTAAGTGTCGTTCCATTTTTAAAAGACCACACCCTTTTAGATTCCATAAACTTTGCTCCAAACAAAGGAAAAATTAGTCTTGCCTTGTCTGTCATATCTTCAAGTTCTGGGTATGTTCTACGAAAAAGGATGCCTTTTGAATACTGGCCGTACCTTAACTGTGTTTTATACCAATCAAGCAGGACACCATATGACTTGCCGCCACCCCTTGCACCGCCATAAAAAATGTCTTCACAGGGGCAGGATATTAGAGAATATTGCGGACCTTCCTGTGGATATATTTTTAAGATTTTTTATCTTCTTTCTTTTCTTTTTGTTTTTCTTCCCATTCTTCTACTGACTTGTATGTGTCAGGAGCAATAAACACGGCCGATTCTGTCTTTATGTCTGCTGTTAAATCTATTCCTGTTTTTTCACTCCAGCCAAACACAAGCTGGAAAAATAGCTTTGCTGAAGAAGCATCACCTTTTTCTGCTTTGTTTGCCAGACCGTGCAACACCCGATCAGCTCTTGCTTTTAATTGGGGTGTTATGCTGTCAAGCTTAAGGTCTTTAAAGTGCTTTTGTACGGTAGGTATAGACAACCCGCATTCTTTAGCAATCTGCGGATTTGATGGTGGTTTTTTTAACGATTTAAACAATGTTACATAGGCATCTTGGATAATAAGATGGTTTTTTTCCCATGTTGATTTTCTTTTTTCTTTATCTTCTGACATGGATAACTTTCAGATACTTTGTTTTGATTGTTTTTGGAGCGTCAAGGTCGGACTCGCACCGCCTTCTTCTGCCTGGTCGGTAGGTGCATCACTATCAATGCTTTTGACGCGCTTTTAATGTAATCTTTTCACCTTTATACATACCTGCATTCGTTTTGTCAATGTCCGATGTTAATTAATGATGCTTTTGTTTTGCAATACTGACATATAACTTTTTTCATACTTTATCAGTACCACACAAAATCCTTTTATTGATTAATCCTGTTTCACAGCCATTACAGCAAGATCCTTCTTCACCGGATTTATCAAGGCATTCCTGGCGGGTCATAATGTCTTTGGTCTGTTCACACATAACCTTATCGTGTTCATCTTCAATGGCTCTGCAATCAATGGCGCTATCAGATATAATATTCGTTCTTAAAATCTGATTCATTAATACTTTTCCGTGTTTAGCTCCGGTTGACAGTGCCGTAAGCATATGCTTAACTCTTTTTTCTGACTGGCTAAAATATCCTAATTGAACCATAGCATCTTCTGGCTTTAATAGACCGGCTAAGTGTCTTTTTCTCTGGTCTGTTATTTCTTTAAGTTCATCTTGTAGTAATCCCATCTTTGATCTCCTTTTTATATTGTTGGATTTCTCTGAAAAACATTAATTGTTCACGTTTCAATTCTATCATTTCGGGTGGTATTTGGCTTCTTTTTATATCATACCTTTTTATTAATTGTGTTGCTATATATGCTTCAACCAATTCTTTTACGTATCTATTTTCTTTTATTTTTTTACGTTCCTTGTATAACAATCTATATTCTTTTTGTTGTTTTTTAATTTTTAAATCATGTTTTTTTATGTATTCTTTTTGTTGTTTTT